TTATTGTGTTCCACTTTCTCATCGGCATCTCAGCTTACTTGGGACGACAATGGGAACTTAGTTATCGACTAGGAATGCGACCATGGATTTGTGTCGCTTATTCAGCACCAGTTGCTGCAGCCTTCTCGGTATTTCTGGTATACCCATTTGGTCAGGGGAGTTTCTCTGATGGTATGCCTCTTGGTATTAGCGGTACTTTTAATTTTATGTTCGTTTTTCAAGCAGAACATAATATTCTTATGCATCCATTCCACATGCTTGGCGTTGCTGGGGTGTTCGGTGGAGCATTATTCGCTGCTATGCATGGAAGTCTCGTCACTTCCTCACTTATTAGGGAGACAACTGGTCTCACCTCACAAAACTATGGCTATAAATTCGGTCAAGAAGAGGAGACGTATAACATTGTTGCGGCTCATGGCTACTTTGGAAGACTTATCTTCCAATATGCCAGCTTTAACAATAGTCGTAGCTTACATTTTTTCCTTGCTACTTGGCCCGTCGTTTGCATATGGCTTACCAGTATGGGAATCTCCACTATGGCTTTTAATCTCAACGGATTCAACTTCAACCAATCCGTGTTAGCTACAGGTGGTAGGGTTGTCCCTACTTGGGCAGATGTATTAAACCGTGCTAATCTAGGTATGGAAGTAATGCATGAAAGAAATGCTCACAACTTTCCTCTCGACTTGGCAGCTATAGAAGCTACACCAGTCGTTTAATCAACGTCCGTTCATCCCTTTTAATTAGGGACGCATGACACCCAAGCATGGAACGGGGCTTGGTATATGGATTTTACAAATGACTGTAACTTACGTATATCGTGGCGTTGAGTACACTAAAACCACAAAGTAATGACTCAAACACCTAAAACCGAATCTCATCACGACAAACCCGAAGAGCATGAGGAAAAGAACGAAGTCTTCGATGAAGACATTGATCTAGAAACAGCCCTTACATCTTTGTGAAGAGATTCAATGAACTATGGCTAGTGGTCTTCGGACTGCTGGCCTTTTTTTATTATGGTAGAAAGTATGCACTTAAACTACCATAGGTTAGAGGCACCTCAGTGTCGGACCTCTGACTAATTCCCTTGACCCTTACCCGCTACGGTCCGTTGTAGTAGGTCAAGGAATGAACACTGGTATGGCGGAACCATACTGGACTCGATTAGTTTAATAATGGCTTTCAATTCTAATACAGTAGCAGGTACTGTTGTACATACTACTAATGAATTTAATACTAGACTTATTGTACCTAATGATGTTAGCTTAGTAAGTTCAACAGATTACCAATCACTTCTAAAACTAAGTCTTGGTAAATATGAAAGAGCAATCTTCCGTATATGGTTAGACCTTGCTTTAGATGCAGACGGAGACTTTAAGTTTAAAGTAACAACACCTGCTAATACAGTTAGTTATAGAGCAAGGCGTGTTTTATCTGAATCACCTATCTCCAGTGCTGTTACTGAAACAGTTAACTTTGATACAGGTACATCAGGTACATCTGAAATTACAATTGTTGCAGCTGATGGAGATTCATATATCAAACTAGATGGTACTATCACTCTTGGTGGTACAGCTGGTGATGTGAATATTCAAGTAGCTCAGAATTCATCAAGTGCTACAGCTTCAATTGTTAAGTTTGGTTCTTACTTTGAATACATGAAGTTCTAAGTAACTTCGGATCAGGAGCACCTCAGTGTCGGACTCCTTTTCCTTTGGCTTCTGGCCCTCTACGGAGGATACCCTCAAGCCGTCTAGACGGTGGGATAGACCACAACAAATGATCAAAAAAATTTACGTGCGTAAGAAAGTAAACAAATACATTAATTAAAAGATAATGGCTAATGCCACACAGTCAGTATTAGGTTCAGTTAATAAGCTGGTATCTAATACAGGTGGTTCTAGTGCTTATGATAGTAAGTATGGAACCTATCTTAAGCTGTTCTCAGGAGAGCTTTTCAAAGCTTATGAGTCAGCAACAATTGCAAGAGAAACAGTACAGAGACGTTCATTAAAGAACGGTAAATCTTTACAGTTCATCTTCACGGGTCGTATGCAAGCTGCATATCATACCCCAGGAACACCTATACTTGGTTCAGGTGATCCTCCAGTAGCAGAGAAGACCATCACTTGTGATGACCTCCTTATCAGTTCAGCATTTATCTATGACTTAGATGAAACACTTGCTCATTACTCATTACGTGGTGAAATCAGTAAGAAAATCGGTCATGCTTTAGCTGAGTCTTATGATAAGAAAGTCTTCAGAGCTATCGCTAAGTCAGCTAGACAAGCTTCTCCAATCACTGCAGCACCTGGCCCTGAGCCTGGTGGATCTCAGATCAAACTTGGTTCTGGTAAAGAGTATGATGCTCAAGCACTAGTTGATGCTTTCTTTGAAGCAGCTTCTATTCTTGATGAAAAGAATATGCCTAAGCAAGGTAGAGTTGCTGTGCTAAACCCACGTCAGTACTATGCACTAGTATCTCAGGTATCTTCTAACATTCTCAACAGAGACTATGGTAACAATCAGGGTAACTTAAACTCTGGTGAAGGTCTATATGAAATTGCTGGTATTCAAATCAAGCGTTCAAATAACCTACCATTCTTAGCTGGTACTGTTAATGAAGAAGCTGGTTCTAATAGTGATGCTGGTACAGGTCAGCCTAGTGATGCTTCAGGTACAGACTTCTCTAACCACTGTGGTCTAATCTATTATAAAGACGCCGCTGCTGTTGTAGAAGCAATTGGTCCTCAAGTTCAAGTAACTTCAGGTGACGTATCAGTACTCTATCAAGGTGACGTAATCGTAGGTCGTCTTGCAATGGGAGTTGGTACATTAAACCCTGCTGCTGCTATCGAACTTCTTAACAGCGCATAAGAGGTATATATTATGTCTCTTAGACCTGGTACATCAACAACTATAACTAGAAGCAATACTATAGGTACTGTTTCTAAAGTTGTTATTATCAACCCTCCAACTCCTAAAGAGTATGGTAGACAACACTTGTCACCTACTGATATAGGAGCAGTTTCTTAATAGTAAATAATTATGGCTAACTCAGTAGCTGCTGGAAATACTGCTGTATGCAGTACTTCAGTAGCAGTACGTGAAAGTGTATCCCGCACCGATGGTGGGGGTACCGATATTCGTAGTTCTAATGCTATCAAATCTGAAACTCAAAACCTCAGAATTGCTTATCCTGGCATAGAGTGCGACGTAACTTAAACACATAGGGAGGCTTCGGTCTCCCTCCTTAAACAATAATCCTTATGGCTACCACGACAATTGATAACGAGACAGAACTCTCCGCAGTAAATTCAATACTGGGAGCTATAGGGCAGTCTCCCGTAACCAGTATAACTGGTAACGCTAACCCAGAAATATCTTTCATATATAATCTACTAAGAGATTCTAATGTTGATGTACAGAATGAAGGCTGGCATTTCAATACAGAACGACATGTAGAGTACACACCAGATGCTGTAACTAATAAGATAGCTATTGGTAGTAATGTATTAAAACTAGATGTGTCTGAAGGTTGGATAAGAAGAGAGTATGATGTAGTAAATAGAAACGGTTACTTATATGATAAGTTTGATCACACCGATGATTGGTCTGATGTCACTACAATAGATTTAGATGTAGTTTATCTATATGAGTTTGAGAATATACCATCCGTATTCCAACGATACATAACCTACAGAGCGTCTAGAATGGCTGCTACACAGCTTGTAGCTAACCCTGAACTAGTTAAACTATTAGCTACACAAGAAGCAATGGCAAGGGCAGCTTGCTTAGAGTATGAATGTAACCAAGGTAATCATAGTATGTTTGGTTTTGAAGATGATACAGTATATCAAACATATCAACCACATAGAAATCTAAGAAGATAATGGCAGGAATTACACAAGTCATACCTACTTATGTAGGTGGTATGTCAGAACAACCTGATCATACTAAGAGTCCTGGTCAAGTAAAGAACATAGTTAACGGTATACCTGATGTAACTTATGGTTTATTTAAAAGACCTGGAAGTAAGAGAGTAGGTACTAATCCATTAACTAATGTACAGAGTGGAGGATCTTGGTTTCATTACTATAGAGATGAAACAGAAGGATCATATATTG